GCATGGTTATTTTTCCACCAGCGTGGCCATGGCTTCATCGTGGAACAAAACCAATAGAAACACCAAAATATTTTATGGGTACATACTTACATTATGTTGAATAATATAAAAGATTATTATACCTATGTTACAAATCGTGATGAAGAAATGCAGCTTATAGGTATTACTAAAGGTAAATTTCATGGAGTGGTTTATAAGTATGGAAAAGTTTCTTTAGGTGAAGAAAATACAGATGGTAACTTGCCATTGAAGTTTGAATTTGATATACTAGACAATAATTTAATACCTAAAGAAAAATTTGGTGAAGATTGGTCAAATCTTATAGGTGATATTTTAGTTGATATAATTGATGAACAAGGAAAAGAAAATGACAAATCAGACGATAGAGAGAACGACACTAATTCAACTTCTACATAACGAAGATTATGCAAGAAAAGTATTACCATTCATAAAAGAAAATTATTTTGATGTAAGAGAAGAAAGAATTATCTTTGAAGAAATATCTAAGTTTACAGATAAATATAAGAAGATACCTACTCAAACATCACTTGAAATTGAAGTAGGTGAAAGAAAAGATTTAACTGACACTGAGCATGAAAAGATTGTTCAGATTATACAGTCACTCAATCCAACAGATGTTGATTTTGAATGGTTAGTAGATACAACTGAAAAGTTTTGTAAAGATAAGGCAATATACAATGCGATTGTTGAAGGCATTTCTATTATTGATGGAAAAGATAAAAAGAGAACTCCAGATGCTATCCCAGATATACTCACAAATGCATTGGGTGTTTCTTTTGATGATTCTGTCGGGCATGATTATCTTTTGGATTCAGATGACAGATATACCTATTATCATAAAGTAGAAGAAAGAATACCTTTTGATTTAGAATATTTTAATCGTATTACTAAAGGTGGACTTCCAACAAAAACATTAAATGTTGCACTTGCTGGAACTGGTGTTGGTAAATCATTGTTCATGTGTCACATGGCTGCAAACTCTCTATCTCAAGGTAAGAATGTTTTATACATTACACTTGAAATGGCAGAAGAAAGAATTGCAGAAAGAATTGATGCAAACTTAATGAACATTAGTATTGAAGATTTACATCAATTACCAAAGAAAATGTTTGAGGATAAAATTGCAAGAATACGAAAAAATACTGGTGGTAAACTCATAGTTAAAGAGTATCCAACTGCTTCTGCACATTCTGGACACTTTAGAGGATTACTGAAAGAACTTGCAATTAAAAAATCATTTAAGCCAGATATCATATTCATAGATTATCTAAATATTTGTTCATCATCACGATTTAAAGGAAATGCAAATGTCGGTAGTTATTTTTATATTAAAGCAATTGCAGAGGAACTGCGAGGTCTTGCAGTTGAAAACAATGTTCCTATTATGTCGGCTACACAAACCACTCGCTCAGGCTTCAGTTCTACGGATATTGGTCTTGAAGATACTTCGGAAAGTTTTGGGCTACCAGCAACAGCTGATTTTATGTTTGCAATCACTTCTACAGAAGAACTTGATAAAGTCAATCAAATCGCAATAAAACAACTTAAAAATAGGTATAACGATCCAAATTCAAATAAAAGATTTGTCATAGGTGTTGATAGGTCAAAAATGAAACTATATGATGTAGAAAACTCATCAAATGACTTAGTTGATAGTAATCAAGATGATGTTCCAGTATTTGATAAAAGTTCGTTTGGCTCTCGCATGAAAGACTTTTCTGATATAAAAGTTTAATGCCTTGACATATTTAATATTAATGTGTAGAATATCTTACATATTAACATAAACAATTGTAATCTCAGTGAGATAACAATTATACTAAGGGTATCAGTAGATATCCTTGTGCTTAACCAATAGGAGAAATATATGGGTACAAAAAATTATATTGACATTCAACAGAGTCTTAAAGAGGCTCCACCAGAGTTATATTACAAACAATTAGACGATAATGGTAAACCATTATTTCCTGGCACTCATTTTGTAAAACGAGTTTTAATTAATCGTGAAAAAGTTTCATATAAAGAGAGTGAACAGATTCGTGAGCAAGACTCTGGTGAAGATAGAGTTGAAAAACTTAAACCTAGTTTTCGTAACAGGGGTATTATCTATAACAAGATTCCTCCAGCAGTTAAAGTTGATCCAGAAGATAATAAACGCTTTAGTGGCTTGTCAGGTTTTGGTAGAGATGCTGTATTTGAAGATTTAAAATACGATACATGGGTATATGACATCGTGCGATTTGATGATAAACTTTCAGAGGAAATCTTTAAGATTAATACTAATGAAACTGATGAGTTTGTGCCCTCTACACCTAACACTAAAAACACTTATATTAAAAGTGTGATTAATTCTATTGACAATAAAGTAATAGGGGGAGAAGATAGTGACATTTTGAAATTTCTCAAAGAAATTTGTCGTCATCATCCAGATTGGCACAAACCAATCTTGGATACTATTCGTAAAGAACACATCTCACGCTGGCCAACAATGAAAGCGTGGAGTACAAGCAAGGCAAAAAAATTTGCAATAGCAAACAATTTACCATATCAAGGTGATAAGAACAAAAATGTAGAGGGGCTAGGTTATGTAAGAAAGATTAGCCAAATTAAAAGTGTCTTTTGGGATGCAATGGTTACATCTACAAAGTATGGTATGAAAAAGGTAAAACTTTGGACATGGATTGATAATCCAAAACCATCAACTCTTGCAAAAGAAAGACAGGATATAAGAGATGATATCAAAAAACTTGAAGAAAATTTTCAACTATGGGTAGCTAATTATGTTGATATGGATATTGATGAAGTAAGAGAGAGAGGAAAGAATCGTTTCCCACTTGAACTTGCTGGTTTCCTACCACAAGATGTTGAAAAATCAGTAGAGAACAATGGTAATCCTAAAGAGGAAGGCATTGTTCAGTAATAAATACATTACAATCAGCTGTAAAAAGGGGGGGTTATGCCCCCTTTTTTTTTATTTTATAAATATAAGATTAAACATATGGGAGCATTGAATGAGAAAGTTTGTAAGACAACTTACACGACCAAAGAAAGAATCATATACTTCACCATTAAATAAAATTCAGTCATTTACTGAAGCTTATGATATAATTCCAAAATCTACACAAGAGATTGATGAATTAGATACTCCACATAATAAAGAAAACCTAAAAGGTCTTTTTAGTGATATTGTAAAAAAATCTGGTGTTAATGATCCTATTGCAATATCAAAAAATCCAAAAGAAAGTGGAGTTAAAATCATGCGTTCAGTCGCAGATGATTTTAATTTACCATCTTTATCTAAAAAATATAATTTAAAAATTGCAGCTGGTAATGGATCAAGAGGTGGAGGGGGATCTAAAAGTAAAGGATTTGGTTTTGAAGGGCAAGTTACTCAAGATATTGAAACTTACATAGCAGAGGGTGAAGATTCTCCAAATTTTAAATATCCAGAATTTATGAAAGAGTTGCACGATGACATACTCTCAAAACACGAAGTTATTCAAGTAATACCAGAGGGTGGTGCGAACACTAGAAGGCCTTTAGTTTTTACAGATATTGGTGCGTTAATTAAAGGTAGAGAACTACAAATAGGAAGATATATAACAGATGTGACAGTTCTTGGAGATGGTAAACCTTATTTCCTTTCACTTAAGTATGGTGGAACTGTTACATTTTTCAATGCTGGGGTTGCAACTATTTTCACAGAAGATCAGTTTAAAGCTGGTAAATTTAAAGATAAAAGAGCAAAACAAATTCTTGGTATGTTTGGTATTGAAGAAAAAAGGTTTATAGAAATTTTTGAGGGATATGATAAAAAAACTGCATCTAGGAAATCACCAAAAATAATTGTTGATGTAACTAGAAAAGTTAATATGAGAGCTTTACTACAAATACTTGTTACTGGAATAGGATATGGTTATCACATGGTTCACAAAAAAGGTAAAAAAATTGAATATTATGAGATGACTAGAAGAAGAATGATGGATTCTGCAAAAGTTAAAAGTGTAAAAGTTTTATATCCAAAGCCAGGCTCTGCAAAAAGAATAGATATAGAAATCATAACTAAACTTTATATTTTTAAAGTTAACATTAGAAATAAACAAGGTGGTTTGTATCCATCACATATTATGTGTGATTATAGACCAAATCCGAGTGCAACATGATTACATTCACAGAATTACTTACAGAGCAAGCTGGTAAAAATCTTCACCTAGAGCATATAGAAGATGAGATACTAAATTTTGGAGTGCCAGGTGGTAGAGGTGCAATTAACTTTTTGCGTTCACTTCGTGATATGCTAGCTGGTGCAAGTCGTACTTCAGTAAACATGACAGTCAAGTGGGACGGAGCTCCAGCAATCTTTGCTGGTATTGATCCAGAAGATGGTAAGTTCTTCGTTGCAAAGAAATCTGTGTTTAATATTAATCCTAAACTTTATAAATCAGTTGCAGAGATAGATGCAGATTTGTCTGGTGCATTGAACTCAAAGTTCAAGATTGCACTTGCAGAGTTTTCTAAACTTGGTATCAAGGGAGTTCTGCAAGGTGATTTAATGTTCACAGATGATG